AAAGCAAAAGAAGATATTAAAAAAGGTACTGAAGGCGTAATTGATCCAGCATCAATTAAAACGTTCAAAGAAAATATTGCAGAAGCAAGTACTGCATTTACAACAATGCTTGGTAGCGTTGATCTTGCACCGTTAGAAAAAGTATTTAATAAAGCACTAGATGCTGCTGAGAAATATCTAGTGCCAGCTCTTAATATGGCAGCAAATAATTTTGACAAATTCTTAATAGCAATGGGTGGAGCAAATGCTGCACTTAAAGCACTAGAACTTGCAGCAGGCGCAGCGGCCGCAGCACAAATGCTAGGCCTAAGAGGCCGTCCTGGTACAGCCGGCGCAGGTGCAGGAGCAGGTGCCACTGGACAAAAACCAAAACCAGGTGCTACTGGCGGCGGTGGTATGAAAGGTGCTGCTAAAGGTATTATGAAACGTGCAGGTCCGTTAGGATTATTATACGGATTGTATGAAGGTTATCAGTCGATGAATCAAATCGACCAAGATCTTGAAGCAGGAAATATCACATCAAACGAAGCAAGTGTAGACAAAGCAGAAGTAACAGGCGGTGTTGTAGGCGGTACTGGCGGAGCAATGGCTGGCGCAGCAGCAGGTGCTGCATTAGGTTCGGTTGTTCCTGTAGTTGGTACGCTAATAGGTGGTGTAATTGGAGGTGCTGTTGGATATTGGGCAGGATCGTCAGCAGGTGAAGCAATTGGTGAACAGATTGGAGAAGCACTAGTTGGTCCTGAAGATATTGCAGCCATTGAAGCAAAAATTAAAGCAGAAGAAGAACGTATTAAACGTTCAGAAGCAGGTGTAAACGAATATTGGGGCAGAGAATCAAAAGGTAGAGAAGAATCACAGAAACAGATTGAGCAATACAAGAAAGATCTAGAATTAATCAATAAACGTAATGCCGAAATAAAAGCAGAAGAAGCCAAAGCAGAAGAAAAGAAAAATGAAGTACCTGGTAATCCAGAAGAAAAAACAACAGATACTAATGATGCTCAAAAAACACTAGAACAAAAAGCAGAAGAAGAAAAGAAAAAAGCAGAAGCAGAAAAGAAAAAAGCAGAAGAAGAACAGAAAAAGAAAGACGCAGAAGGTACTACTAACCCAGACGGAACACCAATGAGTAGCAACACTACTCAGAAAACACCAGATCAGTTGTTAGGTGAATTAAATACTAGTATGAATCAACTTGTCCAATTGGCAACAACACAAACTATGTTAGCCAAAAAACAACTTGGTGTTAGTGGTGAAGCAGTTGGAGATTTATATTCTTCTGTATAACAAAAAAGAACTTGCTTTTATAGCAAAAGGATGTATAATATAAGATATGAGTTGGAAAAAATACTTTACACCAGTTAACGCTGATAATACAGGCGGAAGTTACAGCCCAATTAGTGGCGGCGGACGTCCCGGCCCTGCACGAGCAAACTATAGTTCATATTTGCCAGATGTATATGCAGGTGCACCAAATCGTATCGAACGTTATATGCAGTACGATACAATGGATATGGATTCAGAAGTAAATGCTGCATTAGATATTCTTGCAGAATTTTGTACAGATAAAGATAGAGAAAACGCAACACCGTTTCATTTCCATTTTAGACAGCAGGCAACTAATGTAGAAACTAGACTATTAAAAGATGCGCTACAAAAATGGACCAAATTAAATCAAATTGACAAACGAATTTTTAGAATTGTAAGGAACACATTTAAATATGGAGACTGTTTTTTCATTAGGGATCCAGAAACTAAAAAACTTTTATACGTGGATCAAACCAAAGTCACAAAAATTATTGTTAACGAATCCGATGGAAAGATTCCCGAGCAGTATGTTGTAAGAGATATTAATTTTAATTTTAAAGATTTAGTAGCAACGACTCCACACAATACAACTAACACTTCACCTAGCGGAACGAGTTCTTATACTTCCGGGGGTGGATTTGGTAGAGGAATGGCAGGTCAAGTTCCAACACCATCAGGCACTAGGTTTCAAAGAGAAGCAAATGAAATTGCTGTAGATGCAAAACATATGGTACACATTTCATTATCAGAAGGATTAGATCAAAATTATCCTTTTGGTAATTCACTTTTAGAAAGTGTTTTTAAAGTATACAAACAAAAAGAGTTATTAGAAGATGCGATTATTATCTATCGTATTCAACGTGCGCCTGAACGTAGAATTTTTTACGTTGACGTAGGTAATATGCCTGCGCATATGGCAATGAGCTTTGTTGAAAAAGTTAAAAACGAAATACAACAAAGACGTATTCCAAGTGCAACAGGTGGAGGTACAAGTGTTATTGATGCTAGTTACAATCCACTATCAACTAATGAAGATTACTTCTTTCCGCAAACAGCAGAAGGACGTGGCTCTAAAGTTGAAACACTACCAGGCGGAACTAACCTAGGTGAAATTACTGACCTACGTTATTTTACTAATAAATTATTCCGTGCTTTACGTATTCCAGCAAGTTACTTGCCTACAGCAATTGACGAACAAGCAAATACAGTAAGTGACGGTAAAGTAGGAACTGCTTATATTCAAGAATTACGTTTTAACAAGTATTGTGAAAGACTTCAAGCAAACATTGTAGAATCATTAGATTTAGAATTTAAAATGTGGTTAGACAGTGCAGGTGTTAACATTGACCCTAGTATGTTTGAACTAAAATTTAATCCACCACAAAACTTTGCTGCGTATCGTCAAGCAGAACTTGATACTACTAGAGCAAACATCTTTGGTGCGATACAACAAGTTCCACACTTGTCTAAACGTTTTGCACTAAAACGTTATCTTGGTTTAACAGCAGAAGAAATTGCTGAGAACGAGAGAATGTGGAAAGAAGAAAATGCAGGCAACTTACAACCACCTACTGATGCAGCAGGCGAGTTGCGAGGAGCAGGTATTACTCCAGGCGGTATGGAGACAGATATGGGAGACCAGACTGCACAAGCGCCTGAAGATATGGCAGCAGCGGCTGAACCAGCAGGCGGAGAAGGGGATGCGGCAGGCGGCACAGAAACTCCTGCCTAGTCATAAATAGTAGTATGCTTCTAAGAGAATTTTTATATTTTAACGATGAGATTAATGACTTTGCAGTTGACCGTAGATACGACAACAGCAAAGACAGTTCTGTATTGCAACGTGACGATACAAGAAAGATCAGACTAACTCTTAGACAGATCAACGAAATTAGAATGCAGGCTGAAGCACACGCTGCCGAGAAAGAATCGGAACTAAATTTTATTAGGCAGATGTATGCAGCACCAGTTGAACCACAAGAGTAACCGAAAAAGATTTCAAAATGATGCTGCTTTCGTTCTAGGTAACGGAAACAGTAGACTTGCAATTGATTGCCCTAGTTTAATAAACAAAGGTACAGTCTACGGTTGCAACGCACAATATAGAGAATTTGATCCACACTTTTTAATAGCAGTTGACGTTAAGATGGTTAACGAATTAATTGATGCTGACTATCATAAAAAAGGAACTATTTGGACAAATCCTAACAAAGGCATAAAAACAAAATCAAATATTAACTTATTTTCACCACACAAGGGTTGGTCAAGCGGCCCTACTGCATTATGGTTTGCTGCTAGTAATGGACATAAAAACATTTATATTATTGGATTTGACTATGCAGGAGTCAAAGGCAAATTCAACAATGTATACGCAGATACGTTCAATTATAAGAAAAGCAGTGATGCAGCAACGTTTTTTGGTAACTGGCTAGGACAAACAGAGAAGGTTATTAAGGAGTTTAGACACACTAAATTCTTTAGAGTTGTTGAAGAAGGCGGCTTTATACCCGATAAATTAGGTCCTCAGCACGGAAATTTGACACATATTAGTAAGGAAGAGTTTGATAGCACGTTTCCGGAAAGTATATATCAAAGCAAAACGAATCAAAAAACTACCATTTAACCCCATTTTTATAAGTAAAATGTAAATACATTAACAAACAGCCTTACGATAATCAATTTATAGGAGAATAAAATGGCAGATCAAAAAACAACATTAGAACAAATGCTTGAGCATTTGGTTAATGACAATACTGCAAAAGCAGAAGAATTATTCCACGAATATGTGGTAACAAAATCAAGAGAAATCTACGAAAACCTTATCGAAGAAGAAATGGAAGAAGATGAGGACGTAAAAGAAGATTCAAAAGACGAAGAAGTTGATGAGGCTTCTAAAGATGCTGATTCAGAAGAAGATAAAGTAGACGAAGCAACTGACGAAGAAGTTGACGAGTCATCTAAAGACGAAGAAGTTGATGAATCTGCAGACGACGAAGAAGTAGAAGAAGAATTTGAAGAAGTTGCTGTAGAAGGCGACGACGAAGATCCAATGGATGCTATGGGCGGAGACGCTGGTGATGACTTAGAATCAGACATTACAGGCGATGACGAAGACGGCGAAAAAGAGCCAGAAGAGTTATTCCAAGATTTAGATTCAATTGTTGACGAACTTCAAGCAAAATTTGACGAAATCAAAGGCGGCGACGATGCTGGTGACGAAATGGGCGACGAAGAAGAAAAAGACGAAATGTTTGCTCCAGAGTCAAGCGAAGAAGCAGTTGCTGAGCCAAAAGATGAGTTAGAAACAATGCGTGAGTATGTTGAAAAAGTAGCAGGCGGACACGGTGCTGAATCAAAAGGTGCTGCAGAAGGTGCTGACAACAAAAAATCAGTTGTTGACAATATGAAAAACGATATGGGCGGTACTACTGCTAACATCGCAAAAGGCGGTGAAGCGTCAGAGAAAAATGACGGTGGATTAGCAGATATTAACGCTAAAGAAGAAAATGCTGGCAACGTTAACGTTCCAGGCGCTAAAGGTGCAACTAAGATGTCCCCAGAAAAAGGACACGGTGCAGAAAAGAAAGGCGCTGGCGAAAACGCTGATAACAAGCAATCAATTTTCCGTGGCCGTAGATAATAGAGGGTATATAGGTTGAAAACTACACTAGCAGAACATCTGAGCTTCGATCAGGCTAAAATCGTAATTGAGCGTGATGAAGGCGAGGGTAAAACATTACATTTGAGTGGTATCTGTATTCAAGGTGACATTCGTAATGCTAACCAGCGTGTTTATTCTTCGCAAGAAATTGATAGGGCTGTCAAAACGCTCAACGAACAGATTTCTGGGGGGTATTCAGTGCTTGGTGAAGTAGATCATCCTCAAGATTTAAGAATAAACCTCGACCGTGTGTCCCATATGATCACAAAGATGTGGATGGACGGTCCTAACGGTTACGGAAAACTTAAGATGCTTCCAACACCAATGGGACAATTAGTGTCCACGATGTTGGAAAGCGGAGTTAAACTTGGAGTTAGCTCAAGAGGTTCAGGAGAAGTAGACGGAGAAGGTAACGTAAACGGTTTTGAAATCATTACTGTTGACGTTGTTGCACAACCAAGTGCGCCGGGTGCTTATCCTACACCAGTTTATGAACACCTTATGAATGAAAAAGGTGGTTTCCAGGCGTTTAAATTAGCACAAGAAGTACAAGGCGACCCACAGGCACAGAAGTATATTGCAGAGTCCTTGAAGAAAATCATTTCAGGATTAAATCATTAGGAGAATCACAGATGTTAGATTTTGTAAAACAATTGTTTGAAAACAATGTGATTTCCGAAGAAGTCAAGTCGGAAATTGAAACCGCTTGGGAAACCGCAGTTCAAGAAAACCGTGACACAGTCGCAACTGGTTTACGTGAAGAATTTGCACAGAAGTACGAACACGATAAAGCTCAAATGGCAGAAGCAGTAGAGAAGATGCTTTCAGACAGAATTACTGCTGAATTATCTGAATTTGCTGAAGACCGTCAGGGACTTATCGAGGCTAGAGCCAAGTATGCTAAGAAAATGAAGAAAGATTCTAAAGCAATGGAATCATTCGTTCTTAACAACTTGAAAAAGGAACTAGACGAACTTCGTGAAGATCGTAAGTCAGCAGCGGGCAATGTTGCTAAATTAGAATCTTTTATCGTGGATGCATTAGCGAAAGAAATCGCAGAATTCCACTCTGATAAAAAAGATCTTGCTGAAACCAAAGTTAAATTGGTACGTGATAGCAAGGCTAAATTCGAAGCAATCAAGAAAGACTTTATTGACAGAGCTTCAACAGTAGTTGAAACAACTGTACGTAAAGGCTTGAAAGCAGAGATGGGTCAGTTAAAAGAAGATATTGAAGCAGCTCGCAAAAACGATTTTGGTCGCAGAATTTTTGAAAGTTTCGCAAGTGAGTATGCAGCAAGTCATCTAAACGAAAAATCTGAAACAGCAAAACTTCTTAAAGTTGTAAAACAAAGAGAAGAAGCAGTTAAAGAAGCCAATGCGAAAGCAGAGGAAGCAGAGAAGTTGACTGAAAGCAAAGACGCAGAAATTGCTCGTATGCAAGATGCAGCTCAGCGTAAAGAAGTAATGGCAGAATTGTTATCACCTCTAAACAAAGAAAAGCAAGAAGTAATGAGTGAACTTTTAGAATCTGTCCAAACAGATAAACTACACGCAACATTCGACAAGTATATTCCAGCCGTAATGGATGGAAAATCTACTAAGAAAGTAGCGTTGAACGAGGCTAAGGAAGTAACAGGCGATAAAGAAACACAGGCACATATCAACGGTCAAGAGAATAAGACCGCTGAGATATTTGACATCCGCAGACTTGCGGGACTTAAAATTTAAGGAGATAAACAAAATGTCACAATTATTAGAGTCACGCTGGTCGGAAACCAAAGGCGCACTTTTAGAAGGGCTCCAAGGTAACAAGCGTTCTGTAATGGAGGCAACTCTCGAGAATACCCGTAAGTATTTGTCAGAGAGTGCTACAGCAGGCGCCACTTCCGCTGGCAACGTTGCAACACTAAATCGTGTGATCCTACCAGTGATCAGACGTGTAATGCCAACAGTCATTGCAAATGAACTTGTTGGTGTACAACCAATGACTGGACCAGTTGGCCAAATCCACACATTACGTGTAAGATATGCTGACGATTTTTCATCTAGCTCAGGCACAGGTGCCACAGCAGGTGAAGAGGCACTAAGCCCATTCAAGATTGCTGAAGGTTATTCAGGTAACGACGATATTAAAGCAGGTTCAACTGCTTCATTAGAAGGCGCTGCTGGTAACAGACTTTCAATTCAAATCTTGAAACAAACTGTAGAAGCAAAAACTCGTAAGTTATCAGCTCGCTGGACTTTTGAGGCTGCTCAAGATGCTCAAGCACAACAAGGTATTGATGTTGAAGCAGAAATTATGGCTGCGTTAGCGCAGGAAATTACTGCTGAGATCGACCAAGAAGTTATTACTTCTTTATCAACACTTGCTGGCACAGCAGCACTTACATACGACCAAGGCGCAGTATCAGGTACTGCTACTTTCGTTGGTGACGAACACGCAGCACTTGCTGTTCAAATCAACAGAGTTAGCAACTTGATTGCACAGCGTACACGTCGTGGTGCTGGTAACTGGGCTGTTGTATCACCAACTGTATTAACATTATTACAGTCTGCTACAACTTCAGCATTTGCTAGAACTACAGAAGGTACATTTGAAGCACCAACAAACACTAAGTTTGTAGGAACTTTAAACAGTGCTATGAAAGTATACGTAAACGGCTATGCTACATCAGACGATGTACTTGTTGGTTACAAAGGATCTTCAGAATCAGATGCGGCAGCATTCTATTGCCCATACATTCCTTTAATGTCATCTGGTGTTGTACTTGATCCAGGTACTTTTGAGCCAGTAGTTTCGTTTATGACAAGATATGGTTATGTAGAGTTAACAAACACTGCATCATCTCTTGGTAATGCGGCTGACTACTTGGGTAAAGTTGCTGTAACATCAGCAAACTTACGTTTTGCGTAAGCCAACTCATTAGAGTATTTAGAAAGGGCGGTGGAAACACTGCCCTTTTTTTATGACTTGACTTTCTGATTGTTAAATAGCAATATGGAAAAGATTACAAGTTACAGAGATTTTCCTAAACTTAGAGATCAATTACAAAAGTGGCGGAAACGTTTTCCTATGTTTGCTCACGATGTTAAAACATTTGATAAAATGTTAGAAAAGCATATGAAGGAACATATGGAGCATATTATAAAATATAAGCAAACAAAACGCACAACTTATCTAGAAAAAGCACAAGAAGAATTAGACCATATTAATCGCATACTTACTGCTATTAGTAAAGTAGAGCTTATGGCTTTATTATCTAAAAGATAAATACTTGTGTCAGATAGCGAGCCGCAAGGCGGACTTATGCTGTTTAACCCACAGCGTACCGGATAGAACCCGGATTGGACTACTTATATAGGAGAAAACAAATGGGAAGACCACTAAACAAAAGATTATTCGGAGAGCCAACAGCGGCTGGATCTGAAATCAAAGTAAACTTTCATAACGACACAGCAGTTAAAGAAGGTTATATCGTAAAGCAAAAAGGTTCAAAGAAATTTGTATGCGAAGAAATTGAAACAGCAGGCGAATATACTTGTGTACTAACAACTGGTAAATTGCCAGCAAACTTAGCAGCAGGTGAAATGTGTATTTCGTTTAAAATGGACGACAGTGAAACTTATCTAGTAAGTAAAATTGCTGGAAAGAAAGCAACACTATCAGCACCTACAGCAACAGGTTCAAACGCATATGACGGTTTGACTGTTCCTTGGAACTTTGCAACATCTACTTCAGATGGCGCAGCACAAGTTGAAGAAGCAGGTGATGACAATACCTTAACTGGTACTGATGACGACGACTTCACTGAAGACGCTTAAGGATAACTGAGGATGGAACCACCAATTAATGTATTTTGGGATTTTTTAAAAAATCTAAAAGACTTGGTTGTTTCGGTTAAAATTGAAAGTGCTAAGGCGTGCCATAACGGTAACGTCTTAGCACAAATTTCAAACTCAGAGTTTAAGGTAGAAGATAGAGAAGGCAACGTAGGCATTTGTAAACTTGTTAAAAAACAAGTAAGCGAACTAGAAGATAATGAAATGTCATTATCCGGATTAGTTTTAGAATCAAGTGTTTGGGTTTTTATAAAAGAAATAGTTGATAACGTGATGAAAGATTTTACAAATAAAAATTATAGTTGGGAAGTAGATGATGATTCATCTCAACGTATAGTTTTGCTAAAGGGAATATAGATGGCACAGTTTTTACAAACTAACGGTGACTACACTATAAAGACATACGAAGGTGGTGTTATTACTCTTGATACTGGTCCAAGAATAGGCCAGATTAAAGTTACAGGTAACCTTGTTGTTGAAGGTGATACACTTACTGTTAGTGCAGAAAACTTAGATGTTCAAGATAATATCATCAGATTAAACGTTGGTGAAACAGGCGCAGGAGTATCATTAAGATATTCAGGTTTAGAAATTGATAGAGGTACATCAGAACCAGTATCATTCTTTTATGACGAAAATGATGATGCATTTAATATTGCTATAGGCTCTGTTGAAGGCGGAGCAGTTAACTATGCTACGTCTAAATTAAGACTTAGAAGTATTTTAACTAATTCAGATACAGACTCAGGTGATTTAACACTTATTGGTACCGGTGGCGGTGTTGTTAAAGTTAGCGGTACAACAAATTACGAACAACAAATTACAGACGATGACGATATTCCTAACAAAAAATATGTTGATGACAGCATTAGAGATAATCCAACATTCCAAATTATTGATGACAACACAAGAGTTATCATTAGTGAGAAAGACGTAACTGGTTCATTACAATATTTAGAAGATGAAACAGGTTACAGTACATTTGGAGAAAGTGGAGTATCAGTTTTAGTTGACGGTATTTTAAATACACAATTTTACACAAATAGAACTGTAATTCAAGATATAGAAATTATAGGTAACGAACTTACAAATAACGATACAAACGCCAACGTGTTTGTAAGAACACAAGGAACAGGTAAATTACAAACTAACTATGCAATTGAATTAGAAGAGATTGCTGTAACACCTGCATTTGTAAACGGTTCTACTATTATACACGCTTGTACTCCAGGCATAGGCGGGTCAGGGATTGTGTTCGTAGGCTCCAATGGTGTTAGTGACGAATTGATAAGTAAAAACAAAGCATTATTATTAAGTATGCTATTTTAGGATAAAGAGATGATAACAAATACATTAAGCACATCAACAGACGTAACAGTTCCGGTTAAGGTATTTACAAGTAGTACAACGGGCGCACCGATTGGCGGTGCAGTTACAGGACAGCGTAATGCTATTACTACAATGGCGTTATGTAATACAGGTACACTTGATATTACTGACGAATCAGTTAACACAATTGTTGCAACTATTCATATTGTTCCTAGCGGTGATTCACCTAGTGCTGCAAACACTGTTGTAAGTAGATTAACAGTGCCAGCAGGAGAAACAGTATTTTTCAGCGATGAAAAAATTGTTTTAGACGAAGGGGATGAAGTTTGGGTAGCAACTAGTGCTTCAGGATTACTTGCTGTAACTATTAGTACGTTACCGGTTTAAGGATTTATTATGGGATATCCATTAGAAGCCACACATTGGGACACTTGGAGTTATAAACCTGAATGGTTTGATACTGACTTCTTTTATAGTCCTGATGGTATTAAGGAGTTCCCAGATCATCACTGTAAGCAAACATACATATTAAGCAAGCCTTACATTAAAAATTATCGTAATGCTATTGATATTGGATGTAGAGACGGTGAATTTTCAAGATACTTACAACACGATTTTGAACACGTATTTTGTTTTGATCAAAGATGTAGAAAGTTTTTTCCCTACAATGTAGCACAAGATAAAGTAACACACTTTCATTGTGCAGTAGGACAAGAAGCAGAAAAAATGAGGTTCCGTTTAAGAGCAAAAATACACCCTAGTCAAATTTACTATGCAATTGACGATTTTGATTTTGAAAATATAGATTACATTAAGATTGATTGTGATGGCGGAGACTGGGATGTGCTTGTAGGAGCAACAGAAACAATAAAAAAACATAAGCCTCTTTTAATTGTAGAAGATGCTAGTTGGGATACTTCATTACCTGAAAGATTTAGTTGGCAAAAGTTTGCTTTAGAATATGCTATTGAGGAACTAAATTACAAAGTAGTAGAAGTATGTTCACGTAATATTGACAGGGTAATGATACCAAACGAAGGATAGATAATGAAGTTTTTAAAAGCACAAAATACATCAAAGTACAGTCCAAGCGATAACACTATTAGTGTAAATCCATATGGTCGAGTTGTGATGGATGCAAACGGTGCTTTGTTAATGCCTAAAGGCACAACAGCACAAAGACCACAAGTGTCTGGCGTGAGACAACCTACAGATGCTAATGGGTCAATTCGTTATAATACAGATACAAACGAAATTGAAGGATATGTTGGAAACAATTGGGAAACAATTAGAGCAGCAGGTGCAAGTGCAATTAGCATTGAATCTTTTGGTCCTGGCGATGCTGTTGAAACAGTATTTGGTCCTTTAGCAAATATTCCTGCAAGTGCAAATAATGTTATTGTGCTTGTTGAAAACGTAATGCAAATTCCAACAACTAACTTTACACTAGAACAAAGTTCAAGCGGAAGTTTATCAGGACCTGGAGCACCATATGCAGATGGTTGGTATTTAAAATTTACTAGTCCAGTACCTTTTAGTAAAAATATTACAGTATTTTTTGGATTTGCAAACTAAGGAGAAGTAGATGGCTCAATTGGGGCGAATTGGCGGACACTTACTCAACTCTACTCTTACAAGAGAAGGAGTAAATCTTGCTTTTAAAAATACTACGTTTGATGCAACACCAATATTACAATTTGATGTTGAAAACGGTCTTATAGGTATTAAGACTGACGCTCCTTTATATGATTTAGATGTAAGAACAGATGTAAAGACAACTAATGCTTCTGTAACACAAAATGCAAAAATAGATAATGTAACTGTTGACGCAGATACAGCAAAATTTAGTTCCGTTGTAGGACCTATCAACATTATGTTAAATGGCGGTATGGGTACTATTGTAATGGAACGTATGCGTACAGACGATTTACAGTTTACTGACAATGTAATAAGCAGTAATAATTCAGCAACAGCAGTAGAACTAAGTGCAAGTGGCACAGGTATTGTAGACGTACAATCAGCAGGAAGTTTTTTAGGTAATATGAATGTTACAGGTAATGTAACAGTTGATGGTAATCTTACAAAATATTCAAATATAATTTTAGGTGACGAACTTTACAATCCAGATACACCTGGTGGCGACACTATAGAAATTATTCCAGATTTTTCACAATCAATTATTCCAGGCGATGACGACCAGTATGATTTTGGTACAGGAAATATTGTTGATAGTACTGTAAGAAGATGGAACAGTATGTATACACCAGACTTAACAAATGTTGAAACTAACAGACCTAATGCAGTTAAAGTTAGTGATCAGATGTGGTTAAATGGTGTAAGCAATCAATTATTTGGTTTACAATCAGATGATGATTTTTTCCTTTCGCCTGATACAGGTATTACACATATTGAAGGGTTTGATTTTCAAAACAATGATATAACAAATATGTCAGCAACTGAGCCAGTCAAAATGCGTAATACAGGAATTGGATATCTTAGATTTATGGGTACAAATGCATTTAAGATTCCAGCAGGTGACGATA